TTCAGGGAAATCCTTGGCAAGATCTGCCAGTTCCACGCCTCGATGCATGGCAGCCACACAATAGGTAGGATGTAGATGTACCACTACTCTAACATCATTGCTGTGTTGGCCCATTTCTCGTTGTAGACCAAAGTGTAAAGGTAATTCTCCCGATGGCTGGAGCCGTGATGATATGTCAGTGTATTCCATTTCCTTCCAGTGATACTGTAGGCTAGGAGGCTGGCTATAGTAGCCCTTGTCTATAAGGATCTTTTTGAATTGATCGGGCTGTAGGGTCTGCTTGCGCACGCCCGATGGTGTGATATAAAAATGATCTCGGTCGTGGTGCCTGATGCTGACATTGCCATCACGGCTGGTTATCCAGTTACGTTTATAAGCTTCGACCAGAGTTTCACAGATAGTCTCTAACATATCACAAGCTGAAACCTTTAAAGGTATCAGTATTGACGTCTTGTTTGGTTCCACCGACTACATAAGAACTTATTTCAGTCTCTTGCGGTGCTACTTGTACTTCGGCACCAGCGATCCATTTTTGTGTCCATGGCAAAGGATTCGAGCCTGGCTTGATACCGCAGTTTAATCCCACCGCTGTCATACGTTTACACAGTATCCAGTCAACATAGTCATTGAGCAGTTGCTCATTGAGACCGATCATGGATCCGCTTTGGAAGAGATAGTGCGCCCATTGCTTTTCCTGAGCGGCGGCATCAAAATAGATCTGTTCGCATTCTTTCTGAGTCTCTTCGCGTATCTCTTTAAAAACCGGGTCATCCTGTGGCAGCAATTTGAGCAGGGTTTGCGTGGACCCTAAATGTATGTTTTCATCCCGGCAGATCAATTTGATGATTTTAGCATTGCCTTCCATCTTCTTAAGTTCAGCAAATGCCCACGAACAGGCAAACGAAACATAGAATCGTATACCTTCCAGAGCATTCACTGAGGTTAAGGCTAACCATAATTTTTTCTTGATGTCTCTTAGATCAACTTTTACTTCTCGACCATTTACTGTGTGTAGTCCTTCGCCTAAAAGAGAATACCAATGATTCACTTCAATGAGATCATCGTAGTAACGGCTGATATCTTTGGCGCAGGTCACAATTTCATCGACTTCCATCATTTCATCAAATATTTTAGATGGATCCGAATAGATGTTGCGTATGATGTGTGTATAACTGCGACTATGTATGGTTTCATTGAACGCCCAGGTCTCGACCCAGGTCTCTAATTCTGGCAAGGTGGCGATAGGCAAGAAAGCCAGATTAGGACTACGACCTTGTACTGAGTCTAGAAGAATCTGTCGTTTGAGATTGGAAGTGAAAATATGCTGTTCGTGATCGGTCAACTCTTTGAAGTCCTTGGCATCTTTGGAGATATCCACTTCCTCGGGGCGCCAGAAGAAACCTAACTGTTTGTCTGTGAGTTTGTCAAATTGACGATATTTCAATGTTTCGTAGCGTTGTAACCCAACTGGGCCTGACGGATCAAGGAATGCCAAAGATTGAATATGATTTTTGCTATTGAGATTAAAGACTGACATAGGTTTCTCCAGATTTTTCTTATTTTTAGATCACACAGCTATCGCAGTTTTCTTGGTCTTCTAAAGGTTGTAGTATAGATTCTTCGCGCCGTGCCATGAGTTTGTCAACATCAATTTCGCCTTGACCGTCATTGGTGTTAAAATAGTAAAGTTGTTTAGTACCATATTTATAGCACATGATCAGGTGCTTGAGCATCTCACTCATGGGAATCTTTTCATCCTCGTAGAATCTTGGGTTATACGAGGTGTTAACACTGATGCCCTGATCGATATATTTCTGTAAGACGGCACATATTTTAAGATAACCCTCGGGATCTCGTTGATCCCACAGGAGTTCGTATTTATTTTTTAGTCTACGGTATTCAGGTACCACTTGTTTTAATACGCCATGTTTGCTTTGTTTTATTGATACATAACTTCTTGGAGGCTCAATACCATTGGTGGCATTGGATATTTGTGCTGATGTTTCGGCTGGCATGATGGCCATCAATGTGGCATTACGTTGTCCATATCTTCGAGATTCTTCTCTGAGTTCATTCCAGGGCATGCGCTCTTGATGAGCAATCAATTCATCTACTTCTAATTTGCGTGTGTCAATGGGCAATACACCTCGAGATGATTTGAGGTCTCTCCACCGATCACAGGCGCCTTGTTCTTTGGCTAATTCTACAGATGCCTTGAGTAGATAGTAACTCCAGGCTTCGGCATAACGATCAACCAAGGCCAATGCTTCGGGATCACTGTAGCTCAGATCGTTCTTGGCCAACCAATAGGCAAAATTAATGATGCCTATTCCTAATGGTCGAAATTCTCTTGTAGCGATTTCAGCAGCTTTGATTGGATAGTTCTGATAAGACAGTAAAGCATCTAAGCCTCGTACTGCCAGTTCACACATGTCTTTGAAATCATCCGGAGATTTGACATTACCCCAATTGATCGCAGACAAAGTACAGAGTGCGATTCGACCATCCTCGTCATTGACATCATTGAGTGGCACAGTGGGTAAATCAATTTCACAACAGAGATTTGACATCTTGATAGGTGCCACTTTTTCATCAAACGGCGAATGCTGATTAGCATGGTCTACGTTCTGTAGATAGATACGACCTGTGTCTTTTCTTTCTTGCATGAATCTGCTGAAAAGATCGATGGCCTTGAGAGTCTTCTTGCGCAGTTTAGTGTTACGCTCTGCACGCTCATAAAGTTCTTTAAATTTTTCTTGATCGTTAAAAAAAGCTTCGTACATTTCGGGCACATCATTGGGACTAAACAAAGTGATATCTCCGCCGGATATTAATCGTTCGTACATGAGCTTGTTAAACTGTACACCATAGTCCATATGACGCACACGATTGTCGTCTGTGCCTTTGTTATTCTTTAGAACCATTAGGTCTTCCACTTCAAGATGCCAGATAGGATAATAAAGAGTGGCAGCACCATTGCGTACACCGCCTTGACTACAACTACGTGTGGCCGCTTGGAATAGTTTGTAGAAGGGAATCACGCCGGTATGATAGGCATCACCGTTGCGAATGGGACTGCCGAGGGCACGTATACGGCCTGCGCCTATGCCAATGCCGGCTTTTTGACTCACATATTTCACAATACTGGATGCGGTGGCATTGATCGAATCAAGACTGTCGCCAGTCTCGATTAACACGCAACTACTAAACTGTTTTTGTGGAGTCCGTACACCGGCCATCACTGGTGTAGGTAAACTGATATCATGTTCACTGACAGCATCGTAATAACGCTTGACCCATTCGAGTCGAGTATGGCGTGGATAAGCCATGAACAATGTAGCAGCTATCATCATGTAGGCCACTTGTGGAGTTTCGTAGATTTCTCCAGTGACACGATTCTGTACTAGATATTTGCCTCTCCATTGTTCCATGGCGGCATAGGTAAAATTTTCATCCTTTTCATGTCGAATATGTCCGTCCATGATATCAAATTCTTCTTTGGTGTATTTTTCCAGTAGTTCGGGTGTGTAATATCCTATTTCTATGTTACGCTTGACAATGTCGTAGAGAGGCCACGGATTGTAGTCTCCATAGACCTGTTTATGTATGTGGTAAACTAAAAGGCGACCAGCCACGTATTGGTAGTTGGGAGTTTCTTCAGAAATCAAGTCAGCAGCTGACTTGGTCAAGGTTTCCTGTATGTCTGCGGTCTTGATGCCGTTGTAAAATTGTATATGGCTTTTGATTTCTACTTCGCTGGCGCTAACACCTGTGATATTCTGTGTAGCCCAGAAAACTACTTTGTGTAATTTTTCCAGATCGAGCGGCTCTTTGCGTCCGTCTCTTTTTGTTACTAATATTTGATTCATTGATTCCTCTATCGATAAACTACTTTTCAATTAGTTCCTTGCTGTTGTACTCGAACTTCAATTCAAAGGTATTTGGTAACTGTTTTCTATTTACTACTTCGCCGTCAGTCATATTAAGTACATATTTTCCATCTTCGACCCAGACTAAATTGTAGTTTACTCGAGCCTGTGTATCGTAGTAAATTCTTAATTTAAGATCAGGACTGTGACAGGTAAGAGCAATAGTATACAGCATGCCTAGTGACTTCGCAATATCGCAATAATAATTTTCGGAGATCAATGTCCACGGATCGGGCCAATTGGACGTGTTGGTCGGATCAAGATAATAAGGACTAAATGGTGGGGTTTGCCAGAATTGAGCGGTAGATTCCAACGCTAGATCTAGGCTTTGTTCATTTAATGAACGGCGGAAATCCCGCCAGGCCGAAAGTCTTTCGGCAACATCAAGTTTCCACATCAAATTTTACAAGTGATAGTTCAACGAATATGTTAACTCAGCACTGGATGCACCAGTAGACACATAACCAACTACTCCTGTGGAACTATTAACTGTCAACGTAATATCGATATCCGATGATTCAACATAGTCATCTTGGAAATAATAATTGGTGTCATTTCCTGAAGCACGTAAAGTTCCGGTGCGGAATTCTGTGCCTCTCTTGATTGTATAGGACATCACCAGGTGCTTGTATGATGCGGTTGAAAGCATTTCGGTGATATTAGATGTAGTAGCACCAGCAAGAGTGGTACGTTTTCCGTTTTCGATATGTGACGATCCGCGACGGTCAACGTAGGTTTGGTCAGTGACATTATTGGTGACATTGTCATAGATTGATGTTCTCACTGAAAAAGTGTCAGCAGAACTGTCGGCGTAAAGATCCTGATAGAGATCTTTGAAAGAGCAGTCCGTCAAGGATACGCCAACAACATCGGCACCAATTTCAACACCATACCCATGAGATTGGAAATCACATCTTGAAAAAGTGATATTCTCAGCTCCAATGTGTTCGCTAATATTAGTGATATTTACTAGAGATTTTCCAGTGGCACCTACTACGGCTTGTCTTCCAAGAAAACTCACACGCTCAAAATGGATCATCGATCCGCCATCGATGATCACACAAGGTGTAGATGATGTTGTTTGGTTATCAAAACCAATGTCACTGAAAATATAATTTGTGGCCTGGGGAACAATGGTACCGGGTTGTATGCCAAGGTCTTCTCCGGAGTTGCCATTGTTGTCTACTAATTTTACAATAGTTTCGATGTCGGCACCGTCGGTTTTAAAACGACCTCTCAGCAAGGTATTGAGTTTGCCATCACCTTGTATTTTTATAAACGGTGGTGTTTCAATGATGTCTTTGATTAAGTAAACACCTGCTGGAAAGTAAACTGTACGGTGCATGTCAATACCACCAATGGTGGTCGAATATGCAAAGGCATTGTTTAGCGCACGATTAATGGCGGCCGTATCGTCAGTCTGGCCATCGCCCTTGGCACCAAAATCTCTGACATTGACGAAATCGTCAAGTTTTTCCTGCAGAGGACGCTCAATGGGAGCGGTGGTTCCCGAAGTATTGGCGATAAATCCTGCGGGCTCTCCTTTGAATTGGTACTTGGCCTGCTCAAATAAGGGAGAAATTTCTGTGAGTATTTCCGTGACGCCTTCAATAGGCGCACCTTCGGCCAATGTACCGTTACCAATGTAGAGTTTTTGCTTGTCAATGCTCCAACCTAGCTCCGCTGATGCTAGGTTGGGCAGATCCTGATCTAGACCGCGCCTGTGTTGTATGCGCGAAATTTGAATGATGGCCATATGCTGGAAATCCTGTTTTTGATATTTATGCTAGACTTCCCGATACATCAAGCGGTAAGATAATAAAGTTCTACACGTTTCCACCATTCCTGGCGCCAGTGCTCAAATTCGTCGCCTTCGACGACAAATTCCTGGTATTTTGGGGTAGACATCACCTGTCCATCACTGGAAACATCGGGTTTTACACACATTAGAACCACCCCTTTGCGTATGTCAGTTCCGTGTACCTCATTGTGTGCTTCAGCATAGGCAGCCAACTGTAATTTATAATCATCGATCCATTCTTCTTTTTTGGGCTTGTTTGTCTGCTTAAAGTCCATGATGCTGGCAGTACCTTCGTGTACGCCCACACAGTCTGTGGTCCCAGCATATATCCCAGGAAAATACAAAGGTACCTCAACACCCCAAAATTCATTAATTTTGTGTAATCCCTCGTCAATGACAACTTGAGCCATGGCATGGCTGGCCCAAGCAAAAGGGTTGGTGCCACATTCTTTGACCCGACCTTCTTTGATATAATATTCTAGATAACTGTGCATTCGCGTGCCACGATTGGCCGCTTCGGTGGTGATCTGCTGAGCACGTTCATGTCCCATCCGTCTTTTCCACTCATTGAGTGCCTGTTTCTTCTCTTCAGGCTTGGTACGATCCAAGATAGTGGTCACTGATGGTAATTTTTTACCATCGGGCGTAGCGTAGTGTCTTTTGCCATCCAGCGTGACACGATCTAAAGGCTGGTAGTTAAATCGTTGATTATACACGGAAACTTTCTCCGCACCCGCAACGATCTCGCTCATTGGGGTTGATGAATTCGAATCCTTCATTGAGTCCTTTTTTTACGTAGTCCACAGTGAGTCCGTGGAGATAAACACGATGTTCCGGCAAAACAAAAATTCTTATACCACCAACATCGTAATAGGCATCGGCGAATAATTTTTCATCGTCGACATATTCTAAAACATAAGCCAGGCCCGAACATCCAGTGGTTTTTACACCAATGCGTATCCCAGCTCCTCGGCCACGTTGACTGAGGAACTTTTGTATTTTTTCTGTGGCCAATGGCGTTAATGTTATCATCTTTTTTGTGCTTTTGCTTTGGCACGCTGGAACTTTAGGTTGCTGACCAAATCTTTGAATACCTGTCCGTTGAGATGATCCAGTTCATGCAAAAAACATTTAGCATCAATTTCTCGGAATTCTCTTTCATGATAATCGCCTTGAGCATCGTACCAGCCGCCAACAACAATCTTTGGTCGAGATATTTCTAATTCAATGTTAGGAAAACTAAGGCAGCCTTCAGAAGCCATCCATGTTTCTGTGCTCGTCGAAACTATTTCGGGATTAAACATTACCAATACCTGACCGTTCTGCTGTATGTGTATAGCAAACACTCTGTAAGGTATACCTACCTGATTGGCTGCCAGGCCGAGAGCATTTTCTCCCAGCATGGTATCAATGAGATTTTGTTCTATTGTTGTAATCGATATTGGGGGATTATCAAAATCCCAAGGAGAACAAGGCTCCAACAGGACTGAATCCGGCCATGTGCGTATCTTTAATACCATTAATGTTTTTTACGATAGTCTTCTATGGCAGCCTTAATAGCATCTTCCGCAAGGATACTACAATGGATTTTAACCGGCGGAAGCGCGAGTTCCTCTGCAATTTGAGAGTTCTTAATTGCGCCAGCCTGCTCCAGCGTTTTGCCCTTGACCCACTCGGTGACAAGTGAGCTTGAAGCGATCGCCGACCCACAGCCATAAGTTTTGAATTTGGCGTCTTTGATGATGCCATCTTCTACCCTTATTTGTAGTTTCATGACATCGCCGCAGGCGGGCGCACCCACCATACCCGTGCCCACGTCTGTGTCTGATTTATCAAATGATCCCACGTTCCGGGGATTTTCGTAGTGATCAATTACTTTATCGCTGTATGCCATACTATGGACGTTGAGGATATATGCCCTGGGTCGAGATCAGTGCGCGAGGACCATTGTTCCAATCCTGTGACTTGACTCCGGACGCTTTTGGATCCATTGGACGTAGATCAGGCAAACAAAAATTATTGCGGCCGTCGCCGCCATATTTTGTGCCCATCAATGAGTATAATGCTGTATTCTGTTGTATAGACAAACATTGCCCATTTGCTTCAAGAAATCCGACAGGGGCAAATGTCCCTGTAAACCACATTACCATGCCTAAAATTATTTCCATGTCTCTCTCCTTAGATCATTGGTTTACTTCAAAATGTTATAACAGTTTACAGTATTTAAAGATTAAGTCAACCAATTTGGTTGACTTTTGCTTAGGATCTTTTAGTTAGAGCACGTTGGGCCATGGCGTCAACGGTCTTTTCGGGATTGGCTGCTCGACTACCTGATGCCAATGTTGGACTGTCGTCGGCGGTGTCGTCGGCGAATTGTTTGAGATAAACATATTTGACACCGTGCTCATCATCTTTGATATCTTTGATGAGGCTTTTTACTGTCTCATTGGTTTTAAATGCGCCAAGAAGACCGTCAAGATTGAATTCTTCCTTGCCAGTGCCTTTGACCATACCAATAAGACTGTCAACACGCACTTTGGGTACCAGATGACGATCATGGCTACGATTACGAAGATATTCTAAGGCAGTGATAAGGTTAGCATCGCCGCGAGAATCTGCTTCGTCTTCAATGATATCGTCATGAGATTTGGTGAATTCAAACAAGCGCATTATCTACGCTCGCGTCCTAATTCTTCGTCACCACCAGATGCGGCATCAGTGGCGGCAAACTCGTCGGCGCTGACAGCGGCCATCTCTGGTGATTCGGCTGGGGGCAATTCGCCAGCAGGTTCCCCACCAATATCCATTGGCTGTGCCACTTGCTCGCCAGCCAGTGCACGTGCGGCTCCGTCGGCTTGTTCACGAGAACTCTGTAGAGTCTGCGCCAGAGTGTCTAACAAAGGACCTACACTGGATCTAAAACCGTCGGCCTGCTCGGAACTGATTTGATCACGTATGGCATCAAGTAAAGCAGGCATCTGCTCATTTTGCATTTTGCCTACACGTTCCATCATGTCTTGGATGCTATCAACTATATCACGTGCGGCCAGTATGGCTTCACTCTTGGCTGTTTCGCTTTCAACAACGATCTGCTCGACTTTGTTTTTTTGTCCTGACTCTAACCAACGATTCAAGCCTTCCTTGACCATGAGCATTTCCATGTATCGAGAATTCTTTTCTGCTGTGTGAACACCGTGACTGCGCTTGATTGAATCAAGACTCTCACCAATGGCACGCACTAGTTTTTGAGCTTTTTCGGCGGTTAGATTTGCGTAGTCGATGGCAAAACCAAATCGGCTTTCCATGACGCGGTTAAGTTTATTGGTGCGGGCAGAGCCGCCAATTTCTGTTAGTTTCATAGTTAAGTTAGTCCCAAACTTTCAAGTATTTAGTAGAGTTTAAGGTTTTTTCTAAGTTATTTTTTGCGTGATCGTACTGTGCTCTTGTATAAAGATACCGGGCCCAGATAAAATCTCTACGTTGAGTATCTTTTTTTGCGGTGGCCGAACGCAAAGATCGTTGATAATGCTCGATGTCCATTTCTAGTTTACCTACCAAATGGTCCTGTACCACGATATTTTTCGATAAGTGGTATTTTCTACGATGCTCCAGGACGCAGTATGCCATAGCAGACTGTTGCCAGTTGAAAATTTCAAGACATTCTTGGTTTTGATCATAGACTTTCCAAGTCTGATTTTTCTGAGATTTTATCGAAAATCGACCTACCCTGTAACCCCATGGCGCGGGCACAATAACGGGAACAGGATCTTTTGCTAGTATTTGTTTTGTCGCTGAACGTGCCCAATGTTTGACCATGGCAGCGGCCACATCGGTCAGTACTTCGATCTGCGCTACTTGTTCGGGAGTAGTTTTTTTACGTCTTCTACGAGATTTTTTTGTGGTATGTAATTCGGCCATTGTTGTTTTGTCGAAACAGCACGTCTTTGTTGACTAGTTGATTAGCGAGATATATCTGGCGTTCAGTGAGATCCCCGCGATCGATTCCGGGATTTCCTTCAAAGAGGCCCAGTAGATCTGACTCTTC